AAGGATCATGCACAGATAATCCTATATTGCCTGGCACATGAAATAAGTCTTGGAAGTCTGAGTGAAGAGTTTTTAAGACTTTGCAATGATGTTTATTGTTTTGAAAACAAAATCCTAGTATAAATCTCGGGTCGGTATGCAAATTTCTCGGATGAGTTGGACAGGTGGTGTGTCCCGTTGGCTGTAAACCAACCGCTTCGGCATTGGAGGTTCGATTCCTTTCTATCCCACTCGTCAGGCAGGGGTAAACCACTCACATAGAAACGTTGGGGGTTCGAATCCCTCCTGGCCCACTCTATAAACTTACAAGAAAGCGATAGCAACAATGGCTCCGAAGCAGGACATTCAGGATATCATTTATGAGATTGTAATCTCTGACCCTATGTCAAAGAATCTTGAGCGGTATCGAATCACGGTTCCGTCAAACTACAAGATCACGTATGGAAAACTCCATGCTGGCGGGGGCGATGGTAATAGGAACTATGACAGTCCTGGTAACTGCCTCAGAATTTATGAGGCAGAGAATAAGCAGAGGGCAGTTTTTCGAAATGTCATCTCGTTTCGAGACATTGGCCTTCCGTTGGTTAAGAAGGTAGACGAGGATGAGCACACCCATGAGGGTGTTGATTGGGTTGTTGTAAACTAGCAAAGGAAAAAGAATGAAGACAGTTAGCGTAATTTTTGGTGTTGTGTTTGTTGTCGCTCTTGCGATTGCGTTCTTTGGTTGGTGGGCTATGATTGCGGTTGGTGTTACTCATGCCGCATTCGGTTGGCCCGCCGCTACGGTTGGTTTCTGGTGGGAAGGTTTCGGTCTTGGTGCCGTTGTGCTTCTTCTCATGTCAATCTTCGGTGGTGGAAACGCCGCCAAGCAGTGATATAATGAAAATCGGTGGGGTTGAGGCTCCAGAGTCGGGTGTTGGCCCCACCGATCATGCGCTTGTGACGGAACTGGTATACGTACTTGTTGCAATTTAGTAAGTATACCGATAATATCTATGTATGAGAAAAGACATAGATGCTAGAAAAGATGAGATTATTGCATGGTTGGATGAAGGTTATTCACAACTTGAATGTGCAAGACGATTAGGTTGTAAAATTGATACCTTAAGATCAAGATTGAAGCTGTGGAATGTCACAACTTCAAATCGTGGTAGAAAAGGTTTTGAAAGACCAACCATGCAAAAATCAGTTCAAGATTATTTGAACAACTACAAAGATGGGCCGATTATTGGAAGTCATGCCCTCAAACTTAAATTATGGAAGTCTGGTCTTAAACCAGAACACTGTGAAATATGTGGTTGGAAAGAAAGATCAATAGATGGTAGACTACCATTAGAGCTTGATCATGTTGACAATGATCACTTCAACAATAGAATAGAAAATTTACAAATTCTTTGTCCTAATTGCCATGCATTAAAGCCTGGCAATAGCGGACAAAACAGGGGCCAATATTCCAACTGGTAGAGAAATCACGCTTAGAACGTGAACAGTGTGGGTTCGAATCCCACTTGGCTCACCATCCTGTGTGCAAGGTTTTGGGGGTTCGAATCCCTTCAGGCGCACTCAAAGTAGTTCTGGTGCATTAGCTTAACGGTTAGAGCACTCGGTTGTCAGCCGTTGTTTTATTGTGACAATCATGATATGCTTTTGACATGAAGAAGTGTATCGGTTGTGGGGCAATCAAAGAAACTGATGAGTTCAATAAACAAAGAAGAAATAAAGATGGACTGAATCGAAAATGTCGTGCGTGTCAAAACGAATGGCAAAGAGTTAATTATAAAACAAATGACAAACGTAAAGAGCAAATTAGGAAAGCAGAACAAGCAGCAGTAAAAAGAAATAGAGACTTGGTAATTCAAAATTTGAAGCGTGGGTGTGTTGATTGTGGATATTCAAACATTTTGGCTCTTGATTTTGATCATGTCTCAAGTGACAAAGAATTTACGATAGCTGACAAATTAAGTTCAGCTATGAGTGAAAAAAGGCTTCAAAAAGAAATAGACAAATGTGAAGTTGTCTGTTCTAATTGTCATAGAATCAGAACATCTGATAGAATTGGTGGCAACTGGAAAACACAATATATGACCATATAGCTTAATTGGTTAGAGCACCACCCTGTCACGGTGGAAGGTGTCGATTCGAATTCGATTATGGTCGCTCAGGTAGGTGAGGGTTCGAATCCCTTATGTACCGCTCATAGCGGGGGAGTGAAACGTTTTACACATCTGGCTCATAACCAGAAGATAGCAGGTTAGACTCCTGCACCCGCCACCATCTAAACAGAAAGAAAACAATGTCATTAATTATTGAATGTCACTCCTGTAATTCTGAATTAACAGAGAGTGGTTCGCTCTTCTTTAGCGTTCCATTTGAAGATGATACTTGTTACAAGTTTCATTTCTGTAGGAAATGCACAAGCAAAATCCTTTGCTATGTTCTTGAACTCCAAATAGAAAATGAGGTAGATTAATGGAAGCATCCCTTAGTAGTACGGGAGATGGTCTTGCCTCAAAGGCTGAGACTGTCGGATATTCAAAGGACGGCCTCCATCTAATTTCGTGGGAAGATAGATGTTGTGATGATTGCTATCTCGGCCCGTTCGAAGCTGTTGTGTCGATGCCATATAATGAATTAGCAAAGTTCATACTACTGAGTATGGGATTGCCGGAGAATTATTGATGACTTGTCACCAATGTTTGATTAAGTGGGTCCAGGGTGGATCACGCATTAGCGGCGGGGGGACCAGATATTACATTTCAGAAGTTTCTGATGATGGGACCGAATGGTCCTCTCGCCCATCAATAGCTGAAACTGTTTTGAACGGTGAAGCTCTTTGCATGTTCCATCTAAAAGCAGTTTGGGCTGATATTCTCTTTGCTTTGAAGAAAGAAGAATGGAATCAATATGACTAATGATGAGATGACAGTATATCTTGTTGAGATTACACATGGAGCAAGCGGTAGTAAGCGTAGAAAGCTTTATATGACGAAGGATAATGCTACCAAGCTTGTTGTTGCTGAGATGAATCGCAGAAGACTTTATCCACATAGTTCGATGTGGTGGAATGATGTCAAAGTCTACGAATTGTCTGGTATACTAAAAGAAGTCTAAGGCAAGTAGGTTCTCTGGTGGGAACGGGAGTCTCATTGCGGCAGGAAGGTGTGGTCATCTTAGAAGTCTCATAAGCTTCAAAACCTGTTTCGATTACAGGTGCCGCAACCAAGTCTCATAATGTTGCAATTTTTATGAGACTGTGATATTATGAGAACATGAAACGGTGTCCCAAGTGCAATGCAGAAAAGCCAAAGTCAGAATTTGGCAAGAATAAATCAAGATATGACGGATTGCAAGGAAATTGTAAAACTTGTCGAAATGAATACTTAGGTAAATGGTATCAAGACAATAAAGAAATACAAAAACAAAGAGTAGCAAAAACCAAACCAGCAAGACAAAAAGAAATTAAACTCAAATTAATTGAATATTATGACAGTCATCCATGTGTTGACTGTGGTGAATCAGACTGGCAAGTATTAGAGTCTGACCACATTGGTGAAAAAACGTTAGATATATGTAAAATGTTTCTAAGAGGATTTTCATGGGATAGTATTCAAGAAGAATTAAAGCAGTGTGAAACAAGATGTGCTAACTGTCATAAAAGAAAGACAACAAAACAATTTGGATACTATAAATATCTAGATTGAACAATTTTGGGGCGTGTAACTCAATGGTAGAGTAGAAGACTCTTAATCTTTTAATGCAGGTTCGATCCCTGTCACGCCTACCGATTAAATCTTATGAGTGATGCGATGGCAGCAGGCCCGGCTCCAACCCGGTGCTTTGAGGGTTCGATTCCTTCCACTCATGCCAAGCGTCTGTAACTCAGCGGTAGAGTCGGGGACTTTTAATCCTTTGGTCGCGGGTTCGAATCCTGCCAGGCGCACAAGAGGTTATAATGGATGACAAACAGACAATCGAATGCCCCGAGTGTATGGGCAAAGGAAAATTCAATAGAGATGACACAGTTTGTCAACCATGCCAGGGAACAGGTCAACTAGACTTCGACGGGGTTTGTAGGCTGTTCATTGAGGCACGTAGAGCCGCCCTAAGGCGTTCTGACAGAGAACGTGAGTGGAGGCGGATAGCCAAGAAGAAGGAAGGTCTTTGGAATTGGCTGCGGGGGAATTCTTGTAATCCTAAATGCAGAAGATCAAAAAAGACAAAAGACAATATCATCAGAAAGCAAGGCAATACAATTCGGTACTACCGAAGAATTATTGAAGATCATGGTATTGACCTAATGGATATTAGATATCCAACAACAAAACGGGGCAGTATCAAGAACACTTAAGGAGTTCAAATGCGTGATCCAATTAGAGATACAAAGAATAAGAATCCTGAGGTTGAAACTGTCTATGGCAGAATTCCTCATTCCAATTACGGTCATGCCGTCGGTTGGTGTCCTGCCCTAGGGTTGGGCCTTGGCTTCAGGCCAAACGATCCCGAGAATGTCAAAGAGGTTGTTAAGCCTGATCTTTATATCTTCCCCGATCATATTCGGGGTGTTATTCTATCTCAGTTCTAGTATACTAGAGATATGCGGGTGTAGCTTAATGGTAAAGCCTCTGACTTCCAATCAGATGATGAGGGTTCGATTCCCTTCACCCGCTCCATTGGGGAGTAGTGTAATGGTAACACCAATGACTTTGAATCATTTATTCTAGGTTCGAATCCTAGCGCCCCAGCAATGTGCATAAGGCACAGAGGCAGAGATGCCGAAAGCAACAAATAGACAGAAAGAATGATACAAATGGCAACAATTAAGTTTAGACATGGTTTAGGTACTGACTATGTAACTGATATAGTAGACCTAAGAAAGCTAGATAGGCTATCATGTGCGGTTGTTTTTCCAGATGATACGCCTAGGTCAGATAGCGGTGCGGAAGCAATCCAGATGAAGCATTCTAGTATCGACGGAGAGGATTGGCATGAAATTGAATTTCCTGATGATGTTCTGGATGCTGCTACAGACTTTTTCGGAGAGAAGTGGCTTTCAAAGATTAAATGGCGATCCTGTGTATTCACAGCAGTATTAGGTAATAAAGACGAACCAAGAGATTCACACGTTGAGTTTCTTATGGTAAGAAGAAATGTAGGAAGTGATGGGATTGCTAATCCGGTCGGGCTTGAAGTATGGGCTTACCCATCAAGTAATGCATTTCTAATGAATGAAGATGGCAAAACAATAGACAAGATTTAATATGGTTTACCGGGATAGTTTAATTGGTAAAACAAGTGACTCTGAATCATTAAATCGAGGTTCGAACCCTTGTCCCGGTGCAATTTAATTATCTTTCTGATATGATGACTCTAATAGTTAGAACATCATATAAGAAGAGAGGTGATACATATGGCTATTAATGACATTGTTACGGTGACAACTAATGCAGGCACAGTACCTGCTGTCGTGCTTGCACAGTACGATACAGATGGTGTTGTTACTGCAACTGATAACGACGTGGTAACTGCTGACCTTCTCCTGCTTGGGCAGGCTAATGCTCAGCGTACACTTGCTAAGGACGACACTGATCCTTACACAGTAAATACATTTACATTCACGGGTGCAAACTCGTAAGTGATTTTTGGGGGATAAGCGGTGTCCTTATCCCCCAATCATTCCGAAGTGGCCGATTGGTAAGGCGACAAGCTGTTAACTTGTTCAATATAGGTTCGAATCCTATCTTCGGAGCTTGCAAAAGTAATCGACCTCCTATAGACTTGTTCTTAGGAGGTCGATATGGCTAATGAAACTTTTTGGAACAAGCTAAAGGCGCTTGTTAATCAGAACCCTGTCAAGTTTGTTGGAGTGGTGCAAGCCATTCTGGCATTTGCAGTTATCGTTGCTGCCACATTTGGAGTTATTATTCCATCTGCCTTGGTAGCTGGATTTCTTGGAACTCTAACAGTCGTTCTAACTTGGTGGACACAAAATAACAAGACTACTCCTGTATACAATCTGTATGACGCAGAGGGTGTCAATGAGGAAGATTTTGAGCTTCCTGATCCTGACGTAGAAGATTACGTTGGAGTTGTCAATAAGTAATGGGAAGAGCACTTTGGCTTCCAGACAAGCTTAACGAATTTGGGCTTAATGTTAAGCTCGTTAGGGGATGGGAAGTCCGTGGCAGTTCTGTGTTTAATCCTCAGGGCGTAGTTGCTCACCATACAGCGTCGTCTGTTGGCAGTGATCATCCAGCGTTAGGTATTTGTACCTATGGAAGATCAGACCTACCTGGCCCGCTTTGTCATGTGCTTTTGGCACGTAATGGTGACGCTTACGTGGTAGCTTCTGGTAGGGCAAACCATGCGGGGTCCGGTGGATACAAGGGGCTTTATGGTAACACAACAGTCTTCGGCATCGAAGCTGAGAACAATGGTGTAGGTGAACCCTGGACTCAGAATCAGCTAAGAGCTTATCACAAGGTTTGTGCAGCAATGCTGTCTGGAATTGGCAGGGATGCTTCTTGGGTTTGTGGTCACAAGGAATGGACTACACGAAAGATTGATCCGGCTGGGATCAACATGAATGACTTCAGAGTCTTCGTTCAGCAAGCGTTAATTACGGGGGGTGATGATGCTATGACTGATGATCAAATGAAAGAACTAGGTAAGTGGATGCAGGAGCAGCGAGAGGGGCTTTACAAGGACCTTACAGCGGTTGACTCTCCAATCATGAAGGCAATTTTTGCAAACCGTAGACTTGAAGAGAAGCGTATGCAAGCAGTTGCTGATGCTGCCGGTGTGAAGGTTGATCTTTCCAAGATCACTAAGTAGTTGTATCAGGTTCGTTTGTCTGGTATAATGAAACAAGCTGGGGAGGCCCGCCGTCCCCTGAGTTATGCATGACTCTAAATGCGGTGGACCACGGGTAAAGGTGTTGATGGTAACATACGGGCCTTGGAAGCTTGAGATTGTGGGTTCGACTCCCGCTTACCCGACAATGAAGTTCTCAATCATAACTCCGTGGCTTCCGCCACGGAAAACAATTCATAACACCATTCGCTATATCGATGAGCAGACATATGGTGATTGGGAACATCTGATAGCTATTGATCGTAAAGATCACGAGCCTCTTGAGTCCTCCGATCCACGTCGGAGGATTTTTGAATGTGACCCTGAGCACAGAAATTGGGGAAATAGGTGTCGATATGAAATGTGGGAGAAGGCAACAGGTGAATGGATCATCTATCTTGACGACGATGATATTCTATATCCAAATGCTTTGGATCGTGTGGCTCGCTGGGCGATTGGGAATACATCTCATGACTGGGGTTATTTCGCTATCAAACTCGGTAATGGAAAGTTCTTCCACTATCCCCCGCAGGGTGGGCTTATTACTGGCGGACAAGTATTCCACCGTCGTATTGGACTAGATGGAACACCAATCAGATGGTTCGATACGCCAAACATGGCAGCAGATTGGGATTTGGTCTATCAGCAGTTGATTCCGAGAGGCGACCCAATTCTGATTGATGAAATCCTAGGGCAACTTCCAAAGCATGGAAAAGGACAGGTTTAAAAGACATGATGGGATTCTCGCTTGCTTATGTGATCGCTTGTTATTTCGGACCACGCCGTGTCTTTGACAAGCAGTACATCATCAATCCATATGACTACATTGATTGGCAACTCGCATCGATTGCGACATATAGTCTTCCAGCGGTTGATAGGTTTGTCTTTGTTGCGAATGGAGATTATCCAAAGCATTTGATGCCCCTGGATCAGTATCTTCCGCCGAGAAATCTTGCTGGGGTTCCAATTGATGTACTACAAAGACCAAATCACGGAATGTCTTATGGTGCGTGGAATCACGCAATTGAAACATATGGCGATCAATATGATTTTTACTTCCTGACAGAAGATGATTATGTTGCAGTACAAAATCCTCTAATTCCGTTTAGTACCACATTGAAATCAGATGTTGGCTACGTTTGCTCACTGTACCAATGGGGTCACGCTGCCATTTCAAATGGTCTTGTAAGAACAAAGGCAGTCTTTGATGCAGGAGGAATTCCATTTTCGCTAAGCTCAGATTATGGAAAGAATGAGCAGCAGGGCCAGGTGGCAATGTCAAAGGTCATCGAAGAGGCTGGATGGAAAGTAGTAGGTCTTGACAAGAGATATTCAATTCCATTTCTTGAGGCCAACGGTGGTATAATAGAATATGGCAACCCGAAGGGGTCCAGAGTGTTATCGCCAGTGAAATTGGAGCGAGAATCAATTGATACCTCTTTTTAAAGTAGCAATGACAGATGAAGCAGCAGAGGCGGCGAAGAATGTACTTCTTTCTGGCTATATTGGCCAGGGCGAAAAGGTAGAAGAGTTCGAAGCTGACCTTCGTAAGTATTTCAATCACGACCATATTGTGACAGTCAACAGCGCAACATCAGGGCTGCATCTAGCTCTGAGGCTTGCACAGGATCGCTTTGAGAAGATTTATGGGTTCGATGATGACACAGAGGTTTTGACAACTGCGCTAACATGCACAGCAACTAACTGGCCTATCCTTGCAAACAAGATGAGGATTAAGTGGGTAGATGTTGATCCAACAACGCTCAACCTTGATCTGGATGATCTTGAACGCAAGTTGAGTCCCAAGACACGTATTGTCATAATCGTACATTGGGGCGGGTATCCAGTAGACCTTGATCGTATCACACAGCTTCAAAACAAGTGCAGGGCCATGTATGGATTCACACCGATGGTGATTCAAGATTGCGCCCATGCTTTTGGATCGACCTATAAGGGTTATCATGTTGGCACATATCATAATGTGTCTATGGTGGCTGTCCATTCATTTCAAGCTATCAAGCACATGACTTCAGTTGATGGCGGTGCGATGATTCTTCCTTCTTATATGTATAAAGAAGCAAAACTTCTTCGTTGGTATGGAATTGACAGAGACACGAATAAGAAGGATTTTCGCTGTGAGGCTGACGTTGAAAATTGGGGCTACAAGTTCCATATGAACGACGTGAATGCGGCGGTGGGAATTGAGAATCTGAAAGCATCGGGGCCAATTGTTGAACGTCATAAGTCTAACGGTGCTTTCTACAATAAAGAATTGGCCAGCGCTGATGGCGTTACACTGCTCAAGAATGAGCCGGGCTATGACTCAGCATATTGGATTTACTCAATGAAGGTAGAGGATCAGCATGGCTTCATGGAGGCCATGGCAGACCGTGGAATCTCCGTGTCAAGAGTGCATGAGCGAAACGATCTTCACACGACAGTCGCAGGTTACAGGTCGGCGCTGCCGACCCTGGATGGTATACTGAAGGAGATGATCTGCATTCCGTCGGGGTGGTGGGTCACTGACGAGGATAGAGAATATGTCGTTGAGCAAATTAAACGTGGATGGTAAGTTCTTCCTTCAGGCGGAAGAGATGCGTGACGATCAACTTCCTGAGTTCAATCGTATTCGCAATTCATGTAGAAAATTTCTTCACGATCAAAGACACTTCTCATTAGATGATACTATCAAATGGTACATCAAGCGGATAGATAGCATGTACTATCCGATTCTTACGACTGAAGAATCAATGATCGGATACTTTAGGTTATCACCACGATATGATCAATGGCCTGTATGTATTGGTGCTGATCTTGACGAAAGGTTTCGAGGGCAAGGGATTGCAAAGGGTCTTTATCCTCAGGTCATGAATGAGGTTTACAGCCAGTTTGATACGCAGCTTATTTATCTTGAGGTGTTATCTCATAACTTTGCTGCGCTGAGACTGTATGAGTCGCTTGGGTTCCAGTACGCTTATTCAAGAAAATTAGATAATCATCAAGAGTCGATAAGGATGGAATTTCCAATCATCGATTTCTACACTAGATACAAGGAATTCAAATGAAGATAGGTGTGGTTATACCAGTGTTGTCGCAGTACAAAATGGCAGTCGATTTGATCGCACATTTAAGGTCAGCACATACACTTGAGACATTTGTGATTCCACAGTATCGTCATCAACGTCCTCTATCGGGAGCCTGGAATTATGGAATGAGAGAAGCCTTTCGCAAGAATTGTGATTTTGCACTTGTTATGAATGACGACGTTCTTCTTTCCCCATGGGCTATTGATGCCATGGTAGACACATTAGGGCCGGGGCAGCATCAAGGTTTGGCTGTTGCGACGGCTACAAATGCCAGAGGCGTGATGGGTCCAGATGATGTTTTGAATCTAGAAGAGCCTTCTCTTGATGATATCGGCGCTCCGCCCTCTGGACCAGACTTTGCATGTTTCATGATGACACAGATGACGTATGATATGGTTGGTGACTTTGATGAGAACTTCACCCCCGCTTATTTCGAGGATAATGATTATCATCGTAGAGTTAACCTTCTAGGATTGAGGGCCGAAGGTGTCAAGGCAGCAGTGATGTATCACTTTGGTTCTCAAACTCAGAATCACAGCCCAAAGAAGCCTGTTGTTCCACCTCCGCTGTTCGTAAGAAATAGACAATACTATGTTTCAAAGTGGGGCGGGGAGCCTGGCCATGAAACATACGACACTCCATTCAATAAGGGATAAATGATGATTGTAACATTTGAAGGATACAGCGACGACATTGTATACGTAACTACGTACATCAAGGGTAAGAAAAGCGTAAGCGAGCACTATGTAAATGGTGCTTACAATGCTCTTTTTCAAGTTATCACAGATCATGGCGAGGGGTGCTATGTAAGATATTCGCTTGAAGATGAGTGCGTGTGGGCGGCATCTGTCTTCCAACTTCATGATGGTCAGATTCTTCCTCTAGGGTGGAGAGTAAGCATCACTAACTGTCCTGAAACAAAGTACACTCTCAAAACTCAAATTGATACTTCAATTGATACTGTGAGTGTAAAGCAAGTATATCCTTGATATAATGAAGTTCTTGCCGATGATGCAGAAATGGTGCTGCGCTTCTCTTGTAAAGAAGAATAGACTCGGTTCGATTCCGGGCATCGGCTCTGTTATGCAAAATAAAAATTCATCCAATCAATCATATGGAAGTTGGTAACAATGTCAGATAATTTGACCAATGTAAGAGTCTCGATTGAAATTAGCTGTTTGACTGATGACGTAGACGGTTTGCGTGAATCCGTTGATGAGAATGCGTTCATTCTGTATGACATTCTCTTTGACACTCCCCACTGTATTGATCCGGTAATGTCAGTGCAGCCTCCTACGCCTTTTGAGTTTGAGGACGACGAGGCGGTGTAATGCTCTCTGGCTAGGACTGCTGGTTACTCTCAATACATGAACTCCACAAAATGGAGAAGAAGGAGAGAGCAGTATTTTGCGCTGCACGACAAGATTTGTGCGGCCTGCAAGGCCGAAGAGAATATTCATCTTCATCATCTGAACTACGAAAATTTTGGGGCCGAGGAAGATATTGATCTTTTGCCTCTATGCCAAAAATGCCATAATGGTGTTCATCGCCTTCAGGCGAGAGAGCGTATTAGCATTGCTGGTGCAACCAAGGTTTATATTCAGATGCGTAAGCGTCCAAGACGCAAGAAGCTGGCAAGGCCAGGTAAGCGATGCTCAAAGAAAGCACGTTATAATAATAGAACGAGGCGAAATAGAAAGCCTAGAAAGGTTGGTAAGAATGGAAAAGTTTGACAAGCTAAGGAGAGCTAAGCTCTCATGTAAAGCATGTGGTGAGTCGCTGTATTATGATCAGGAAGGACGATATGTCCCCTGTCAATGTGGCGGGATGAACAAGGCTGCAAAGGCAACACCAAAGGCTATTTAAGAAGCTAGTTCAGCTTCGGCAGCAGCAACTGCTGCTTTCAATGTCTTGACATGTACAGCTTGCTCTTCGGCATTTAATGGAGTACCAGAGAAATCCACACCGCCCCACATTTCAGGGTTGTTCAGAAATGACTCATGAATTGCTAAATCTTTTCTCCATGTTTCTAGAGCGGCCGTTAGATCTTTTCTTCGCTGAGACTCTACTTCTGGACGGATATCATTTTCGTCTACCCCGGCAGCAGTAGCAACAGTTTCAAATCTGCCTGCAACTTCAGCAGAAGCAGCTTGAACTTCCTCTGCTTGAGTGGGAGTGAAAGGATCATCCTTATCATTAGCTCTAAGGTCAGCTTGTGCTGATCCAAACTCAGCATCTAGCTTTGCAGCTAGAAGCATCTTTGCTTGGGCCTCCAAAGCCTTCTGAATCACTGGATCAATTTCATCGGTCATACTATAAACTCCTTGTTATCTAATTCATTATATATTAAGATTTTCATTAATGCAATCATGATACGGCAAATGCGGGGATAACATAAGTAACACCATCAGACCCCACGATTTTTAGATACTTTGTTGGAGAAGCAGGAAGGGCTGAAGCTGCACCGGCAGCGCCAACGGTGGTCTGCTCATTATCGGACGCCCACTTGTGCAAGCCTGCGGCGGTGACGGAGGCGCGAGCCGTACCAGCCGAGTTCTGCCACTCATGGAGGTTGCCCGACTGAGCGACGTAGCCCTTGACGGCGAGGGTGGGACTGGACGTCTGTGACGTAACGTCCACACCGTAGTTGCCACGTAGGTTGGTGCGGATGCCGTTGGCGATGATCTGAAAGCTCGTGTAGCCGGGGTCGTTGTTGAAGTAGAAGATGTTCGCTTTCTCATAGAAAGACATGGCCCCACCGAACTTCAAGTGACCAGAGGCGTCGATGTTCGCCAACACGGCACCGGCGCTGCTCTGCCACTCCTGGAGGTTGGCTGATTGTGAAGCTGCACCTTTAGTGACAAGAGGAATATTAGAAGCACTAGATGTAACTGCTTTCAGATTCTGTAATTGTGATGATGTATCTTGCAGATAACTAGAACCGCTAATTCCAATATATACTCCGCCATCGTAAGCAACTCTTAATCTATCTACATTAGATGAATTTTTCACAGTTAGCAAATCTACGTCTTGATTTAAATATCCTTTAACTAATAAGGGTACAGTATTAGTTGCTGTATTTGTAATAGTTAACGGACCTAGAGCTGAAATAGGATCGCTTCCGTTTCCGGCATGACTAGAAGCATGAGCGGTAGGAGTACGTGAGTTTGTAAATCTTGAATCATCACCGGCAGCTACGGTTCCTGCTGTTGTGCCAACATTTAGAACTGCTGCTCCACCTAATCCAGTAATTGCCGAAGCTGGGTGCCCATCAGTATCAGTATCCGTTAATTCTGCGTGAAGGGTTGCGCCAGATACACCATCTTGCCCAGGTGGGCCAGTTGATCCAATCTGTGAAATAATAGCAACAGGGTCGGAGGGTGATTGATTGATATCAATAGTCTCAGTTGTGTCAACGATGATAGTAATCACTTCTGGCATTATGCAGTAACCTCTCTGATCATTGTGATCTTGCCAGAAAGAGTTGTTGTCTTAAATCCGAAATAATCTGATTGCTGAATGTCATAGTAGTAGTATCTTGACGTAAGAAGGCTAGATTCGGCAGCACTTAGAGATAGAACGAATGTTCCAGTAGCTAAGTCTGTGGTGTCAATTGAGAACGAAGCTGCAACAGGAGAGTTTTTTGTCTTGCTTCTTCTAATTTGACCTGTATATGTCGATCCAGTAAGATCAACGGCATAACCATTGATATCAATCACATTGCATGTAATCAGCCAATCATCGCCCTGAACTTCTTCTAGATTTAAAGTTGCCGGTACAGTCATAGTTACAGTATATCATCTTTTTTTTTGAAGAGCGTAATTTGACATCAAATCTGATATGCTGGTTACATGAACAAAACTCAGCGCATCGGCAAGGTCCGATGTGAAGATTGTGGACCGTCGATCATATCGCGACCCGATCAAATGTCAATCTTTTTTGATGGTGATGACTACAATGCCATTACTTTATGTGGTTTTTGTAGCAGACAAATCTATCTGACGATATCTCAAGATGTCGCAGAAAAGTTTGCAAAAAATGGAGTAAAGGTTTTCTCTTGGTTTACGGGAGAGCAGATAATGAAAGATAAGGACTGATGACAAAAGCGATTGGTTGGTGGACACCCCCTGTTGGCGTAGGGGTTGGATACGGATATACCGCCGTATCCATGATTGAGGCTTTGCAACGCAAGGGCGTGAAAGTCTGGTATGATGGAAGAGAGCAGAAGGTTCACGTTTCCTTCGTTCAGCCGCAGATGTACCGCGGCTCAAATGAGCAATTCCGTGTCGGGTTTACTCCATGGGAATCAACAGAGATTCCAGAATCGTGGGTGCAAATCATGCAGGGCATGGATGAAATCTGGACAACATCAGAATTTTGTAAAGAAGTTTTTGAATCTTACAATGTAAATGATGTTATTAGAAATGTACCTCATGGAATTGATCAAGAGGTTTGGAAAATCACAGATAGGTTTGTGGGCGGCAAGTTTCGCTTTCTGCATGTTGGTGGTCCAACAGAACGGAAGGGTGGACAAAAGGTTGTCGATGCGTTCATCGAGTTGTTCGGTGGTAACGATGACTATGAATTGATCCTAAAAACGAACGGACCATCAGAAGCAAGGTGGTATAAGGATGGCAAGTATATGGGCAACATAAGAAGCCATCCGCAGATTAAGGTTATTGAGCAGAAGCTTGATACTGAGGATTTGTATGCCGTCTATGCAAGATCGCACTGCATGGTGTATCCAACGAACGGCGAAGGTTTCGGGTGTATCCCCTTTCAGGCCATTGCTACCGGAATGCCTACGATTGTTACAAACGCAACTGGTTGCACAGAGTATGCTGAGATGAGCATGCCTCTGAATTCGACTCCGACAACCGGTGTTGGCATTCATCTCGGAATGTGGGTTGAGCCTGATGTTGATCACATGAAAGAACTCATGTTGCATGTGACAGAGAATTACAATGACGAGAAGGTCAAGGCAATGCACTCTGCCAACATCATTCACAACACAAGAACATGGGATCATGTTGCCGATCAGATTCTGGAAATCCTTGGTGACAAGGTAGAGCAGTTGGCAATTTAAGCAAAAAAAATCTATCTGCGATAGATTGAATTCAATAAGAAAACGCAAATCAAGCCAAGCCTCTTGCGCTGTTTTACTAGAGACTTGGCTTGATCTATCTTTATACATAAGGAGGTATAAGTGGCGATCGTTGAACAACAAATTGAAGTCTCTGACACTACGTCGGATGCCAGAGATACACTCCCCGATCTTTTCGCAGATAGCGGATATCAGGGGTACAAAATCTTTCTTGACAGATACACACTTAAAAGTCCGAAAGGCAGATTGTCAGATGGTGATCTGGTAATCGTTGTGACTGAAAAGCACGATAAGTTTCCGAAGAAGGAACTTGGATGGATCAAGGAAGTCAAAGAGTCTACCGCAGTCGTAGAGCTTTGGGAGGGTGGTGAAGTTGAACAAGATTTCGACCTGATTTCAAGGCCAAAGGAAAAGCATCCTGAGCAGGTGAAGCTGAGGGTAGCCGATGCATTGAGCAATGCAGAGAGTCCAGAGATTAGAGGAAAGGTTCGTAGAAACTTTCAAGAGGTTCTTCTTGACTACATGGTTCCCGGTGGAAGAATTTTGGCAGGTGCGGGGATCGAAGAATTCACAATGAATAACTGCTATGTCATTCCGAACCCTGAGGATTCAAGAATGGGCATCATTCATTCAGTCGGCCTCATGGCCGAAACGCACGCTAGGGGTGGTGGTGTAGGTGTTAATCTGTCGTCCATCAGACCCCGCTACAACACTGTACTAGGCGTCAATGGAACATCTTCGGGTGCTGTATCGTGGGGTGAGCTATTTGACGTTGAGACAGGTTTGATTGAACAGGGTGGTTCTCGTCGTGGAGCAACGATGCTCATGATGTGGGATTGGCATCCTGACATTTTGGAATTTATTGACGCCAAGAAGAAGCCCGGTAAGTTTGAGAATACAAACATGAGTGTTTGTATCTCTAATGATTTCATGGCTGCTGTAGAAGATGATGGTGATTGGGATTTACGATACCCTGACACGTCATTTGTGAAGTACGATGACGAGTGGGATGGTGATATCTTCTATTGGACAAGGAAGGGATATCCTGTCAAGGTACACAGAACTATCAAGGCAAGAGAGATTTGGGATCAACTGATTGAATCAGCATGGTCATCAGCAGAGCCTGGCCTTCACTTTTTGGAGCACTCAAATGATATGTCAAACTCATATTATTTCGCTCCGCTTGTTGCAACCAATCCATGTGGGGAGCAGCCCCTAGAGCCGTTTGGTGTTTGTACGCTTGGAGCCATCAATCTATCTAAGTTTGTTGATGATGATGGTAATACAGATCTAGAGAAGCTTCGTAACACAATCTATTGGTCGGTACGACTTCTTGACAACGTTATCGATGTGAACAATTATCACTTTGATGAGATTGAGGAATCACACAAGAACAATCGTCGCATTGGTCTTGGAACAATGGGTCTTGGAGAATATCTCATCAGAAAGAGAATTCGCTATGGATCAGATGAGTCAGTGCAGCACCTTGATGGTCTGTTCTCATTCATCGCATGTCAGGCATATCTTGCATCAATTGCTCTTGCACAGGAGAAGGGATCATTCCCTGCTTTTGATGCTGATAAGTTCTTGGAGTCAGGATATGCAAAGGGTCTTCCTGACTTTGTTCGTGACCAGATTCGTGAATATGGCTTGAGGAATGTGTGTCTGTTGACACAGGCTCCCACCGGAACGACGGGGACAATGGTTGGAACATCAACCGGAATTGAACCGTTCCATGGATGGGTTACAAAGAGAACATCTAGACTTGGTGTTCACGTTGAGCGTGTTGCTGTACTTGATCATCTAAATCTCGACATCAATAATCTTCCTGATTATTGTGTGACGGCTATGGACCTAACTCCAATGGAGCATCTGAAGGTTCAGGCTGCTGTTCAGAGATGGGTTGATTCTGCGATTAGCAAGACAACCAATGTTCCTCATGAGTTCACAATTGAGCAAACAGATGAGCTATATCGTAATGCATTCAAGATGGGATGCAAGGGTGTAACAATCTATCGTGACGGTTCTCGTCATGAGCAGGTGCTCGAAAATGTTCCACAGCATGAAGCAGAGAATTGCTTCTCGTGTGGAGAGCTTCTTGTGAAGAACGACGGGTGTACGTCCTGCCCTAATGGCTGCTACTCAGCCTGCTCAATCTAAAAACTGAAAAGCTATTCAAAAAGCCCCTGTGGATTAAATTCCACAGGGGCTTTTTGCGTTCATACTCAAATTTCGGCAAATCAGATGTCAAATTAGCAGGGCGGGCTAGCAAATCGGCGGGCAAGGCGTGTAGCTTTTTATCGAAATCACTGTTATCCTATCAATATGGGTGTAAAATTAAAGAGTATTCGACCAGTATATGAAAACCGCCGTGGAGTTTGCGTTTGGATGATGCCAGACAACTCTGTTTTTGGTGATGAAGAAGGCAATTTTCTTTCTATGGAGGGAAATCTAAATGATCCCGTTGTAGAAATCAAGATGCAAAAGGCTGCTGTTTATTGGGGTGGAGAAGAGGCACTGCTTGGTCATGCCAAGTGGATTCCAGGCTCACGCCAGGTTTCTGAAGGGGAGCACGACGAGCATACTGAGCGCCTATTGAACGGTAGGGTTCCTGATCCTATTGATGAAGCAAGGCAGGTGTTACTTAGAAAATGAGATGCACATCAATTAAGATGGTGGACGATAGTGATCAGATCATAGAAGAGATTGAGATTGAAGATGTCAATAAGTATGATCCTACTTTTGTCAAGGAAGAAACAGATATCTTTAAGCAGGTATCGATAACACACCAGTCACAAAGAATCAAGAACAAGTATTATAGGCTGCGCAAGAAGCACGAGGGCAAGGACGGAACCGAGTCTAAGTACAACGACCCTCTTAGCGTAAATGGATATGGTATTTTTGATGTTATTGAGCCACCATATAATATGGAGCTTTTGGCTTCTCTCTATGTTGAGAATGCCACACATAATGCCGCAATCAATGCTAGAACTGCTGCAACTGTTGGTCTTGGATTCAAGTGGGTTCACACAGCAAAAGCCAAGCAAAAGTTAGAAAAGGCAACAGCTACTGGCGGGGACTCTGAGGATAGAGCCAGAGCCTTTCTTCAGAAAGAAGTTGCTACGATGGAGAAGGTCTTTGAAGATTTTAACGTTGAAGAAACATTTGTTGAAATACTAACAAAGATTTGGCTAGATGTACGTACAACTGGTAACGGCTATATGGAAATCGGAAGGAACAATAGTGGAAAGATCAGTTATGTTGGTCATGTTCCATCTATGCTTCTTCGTGTTCGCAAGCAGCGTGATGGGTTTGTGCAGTTGCAGACCGGATCAAAGAAGGCAGTCTTCTTCAGGAACTTCCAAGATAAAAAAACTGCCGACCCTATCAATGGTGATCCCAATCCAAATGAGATTATTCACTTCAAGGTTTATTCGCCAACAAGCAACTGGTATGGCGTTCCTGAGGCACTGTCTGCCCTGTCAGCTATTATTGGTGACAAGTTCGCAAAAGAATTTAACATTGACTATTTCGAAAATAAAGCTATTCCTCGTTACGCAATTATTCTGAAGGGTGCAAAGCTTTCAAATGCTGCCAAGAAGAACCTTACGCAGTATTTCAAGCATGACGTCAAGGGCAACAATCACGGAACTCTCATTATTCCGCTGCCCTCGTCTATTGGTCATGATGCCGATATTAAGTTCGAGAAGCTAGAGGATGGCATTCAGGATGCATCGTTCGACAGATATCGCAAGTCGAACAGAGATGAAATCGTTGTAGCTCACAGAGTGCCGGGGACAAAGATTGGAATCTTTGATAATTCAAATCTTGCTGTATCTAGAGATGCTGATAAAACTTTCAAGACACAGGTAATTGGTCCAGATCAGAAGATCATCGAAAAAAGAATCAATCGTATCGTAAGAGAGTTTACGGATTTCGTTGCGTTTGAACTTGCTCAGATGGATATCATTGACGACGATCTGAAGTCAAGAATCAATGATCGTTACCTAAGGGATGCTGTTCTGACACCTAATGAGGTTCGTGATCAGCTAGGACTTCCTGCAATCGCTGGTAGCTCAGAGTTGCTAGCATATCCTGCTAACACTAAGCAGCAGGAGCTTGATTGGAAGATCGATGACAAGAAAAAGATGGACAAGAAGCAAGAAGATGCTGGCCTTGTTCCTGGTGCTAAGCCCACGGGTGGATCGCCAGGAGCACCGCCAGGAAACAATAATGGAATTTCCGGAAGCCCAACCAAGGCTGGCAATGACGCTACTAATCAGCCATCGGGTGGGGCGGTAGATGCAGGAACGAATCTAGAGCGTGGTGCTCTGCAAGATCAAAACAAAGGAGGCAATAAATGAAGGTAACTCATACGGGTAACGGTGTTACATCTAGTACCCCTATCGATGGTCAGGTTTTTTCAAAGCTTATGGTGAGAGCTACAGCAGATGCTGTAATTACCATTGGTGGAAATTCAATCAATATTGATACAGATGATGGTTGGGTGACAATCGAAGCGCAAGACAATAGTTTTGGCGTAACGTCTGGTACAGTTAATTACATTCTTTTGGGTTGATTGCTTTTGAATCTATTTCATGATATTGTGATTATAGAGGTATAACTGTGACTGACTTCACACTAAACTTCCCCTTTACGAAGGTGGATAAAACAAAAAGAACTGTTACTGGTATTGCAACCGCTAACAATCTAGATACGGATGGTGACATTATGGAACTGAATGGTTCCATCGAAGCATTTCGTAGCTGGCCTGGTAACATTAGAGAAATGCATAAGCCTGAAGCGGTAGGTAAGATGCTAGACTTTCGTGCCCCGGTCCCTGTCGAATGGCAGGGGCAAGTGTATGACGGGCTTGAGGTGACGGTTTACGTCTCTAAGGGCGCAGAGAACACATGGCAGAAGGTCCTTGATGGTACATTGAGAGGTTTCTCAATTGGTGGCGGGGTGCTAGAGAAGTCTGTCGAATACGACAGATCATCGGAGGTAGTTGCTAGAAGGGTATCGAAGTATATGTTGACTGAGCTAAGTCTTGTTGACAACCCAGCTAACCCTGCTGCCTTGGTAACTATGTTTAAGAGAGAAAAAGATGCGGCTGGCGAGGATGAGCTTGTGTATAAAGCACAGGATGATCCGGTCAAGCTTAGCAGAGTGTTTTACTGCGCTACAGATCAAATTGCTACTGTCGATGTTTCCAATTGTTCAAGATGTGAAGCAGAGATGGTGGATATTGGTTTCGTGGAAGAGTTTGACGCAAATGTTGTCAAGAAAATGATTGATGACTACGAACTCAAAAAGAACGGAGGTGTATTAAAGTTGCAAGAAAAAACACAAGATGATACAGTAAGTAATATGGATGAGCTAACAGAAGCACAACAGGAAACTCTTGTTAAGAAGTTTGTGAAGAGCATGTTTGGTAAGGCCGCTGAAGTTGAGCAGCCTGCCGCTCAGGTTCCTAACATTACAGTTAACATTAATTCTGAACTGCTAAAGTCTGCTGAATCCGACGAGTCAGATTCAACAACTGTTGAAGATGATATCGTAAAGAACGCAAAGGACGATACCGAGGTTGATGCCACGGTTGAAGATGATAGCGTTGAAAAGAGCGCCAAGGAGGATGACGTGGCCGATGAAACAAACAGCAATGACGACATCGTAAAGGCACTTTCGGGTGTTCTTAATGATGCGCTAGCTTCCTTTAAGGAAGAAATTACAAAGTCTGTTGATGAGAAGATTGAGGCAGTATCAAAGTCTGTAGAGGAAACAACTGAAAAGGTTGAGAAGTTTGCAGATAGCGGTGCCGTGTCTAAGTCAGCAGATACAGTGACAGATGATGACAATGAAGAGCTAGAGAAGACTAATACAGTCGATAGCTTTTGGGGCGGAAGATTCGTACCCGAGCCTCTTGTCAAGGCACTAGGTTACAACTCATAAGGGGGTGAATATGTCTAGTACAAATGAAATGCTAAACAAAGTGGTAGAAACATCAGTTATCGGATCAGGTAACGGTGGTATTCTTAACGCTCGCCAGGCAAATAAGTTCCTTGATTACGTATTCGACCAGTCTGTTCTAATGAAGACTGCTAGAATTGTACGCATGAACGCACCTACAATCGATATTGATAAGACTGACATCGGTCAGCGTATCATGAGAAAGGCTACTGAAGGTGTTGATGACGGTGTGAACGCCGATCCTACATTCAGCAAGATTTCACTTACAACAGTGAAGCTTCGTCTGGATTGGGAGCTTTCAACAGAAGGTCTAGAAGACAACATCGAAGGTGATTCTCTTGAGGATCACGTTGCTTCGCTTATGGCTCGCCAGACAGCGAACGACCTTGAAGACCTTTACATTCATGGTGATACAACAGATTCAGACCCTCTTATCAAGTCGCTTGACGGTTTCCGTAAGCGTGCGAGAGATGATGCTCACGTCGTTGACGTGGCGGGTGACAATCTAACGAGAGCCACTTTTGATCAGGCATTGAGAAACATGCCTAACAAGTATCTACAGCGTAGATCACAGCTAGCTTGGTCAACATCAAGCTCGCTGGTTCAGGACTACCTATGGAGTCTTACACTAACAACTGATGGTGGTGGACTTGACGGTACGGGTGCTGCTTCTCCTGGCTCAGTTCAGGGTGATGCAATCCTTAACGGTCTAGGTGGGGCTACAGGTGGTGGCGCTCCTTCAACAGGAATGCGTCCATTTGGTATTCCGCTTTGGGAAATTCCTCTATACGAGGAAACTGAAGATGGAGACTACTCAGGTGCGACTGGTAACCACGGTGTTGTGGAACTAACCTTCCCTAACAACCGTATCATTGGTATCCAGCGTGATATCACGATTTATCGTGAGTTTGAGCCTAAGAAGGACACTATTGAGTACACACAGTACATCAGAGTAGCGAACCAGATTGAAAACGCTGATGCATACGTTCATGTAAAAAATGTCAAAGTGAGATCATATTAGTACATAGGTTCTTGAGAAAGAATTTCTAACCTCACGTTGATGTTTAGTACAGAAACTGGTAGAATGAACCCAAGGGGAGTTTTCCCCTTGGGTTCATTCATTTTAGGAGGTACGTATGAAAAGATCAGAGCAGGCAAAGGCACTTCATGAGCAGGGATTGTCGGTTGATGATATTGCAGAAAGAATGCAAATCAAACCACAAACAGTTTATGGTCATTTGAATCGTGAAGGAATATTGTTAGGATATAAAACAGGTCCACGAACAGAAGTGCCTGAACAATTCATTATGGAAATCATCAAATTACGAACAGAGTCTAAATGGGGTTATGATAGGATAGGAAAAAAATTGCATCTCGCTAGAGATACAATCAAAAAGGTTTGTGAAGATAATGGAATTGTTCATCAAGATTTTCGTACTGGTGAAAATAATATTAACTATAGGGGAAATCCAGAAATATTAGATAGAAATGGATATATCAACGTAAGAATTCCATATGGCGATCCGTATTATTCAATGAATGGAGCAAGGGGAACATGCATGAAGCATCGTTACGTTATGGCAAAATCCCTTGGGCGTATTCTTGAGCCAAACGAAACCGTTCATCACATTGATGGAAATCGTCAAAACAATGATATTTCAAATCTCCAATTGAGAAAATCAAATCACGGCCCCGGCCAAAAGTACGAGTGTGGAGATTGCGGATCGCACAACATCGTATTAAATAAGGTATAATGAGGTATGGCAAAAAAGACATTAGACGCAGCGGAAGCTATCAAGACTGGAACAGAAAAAGCACAGCAGGTGCCGGTTGATGGAGACGGAAAGATTCTCCTAAAGATGAGCACAGGGTTTGGATACTCAACCCCCTCAGAGGTTCACTTCACCAAGAGGCATCCATTTCAGTTAGTGACGCAAAGTGAGGCAGATATTCTTCTAAAGCAAGATAGGTTCAAGCTTGCCACAAGAGAGGAAGTATTAGCTTATTATGAGCTAAGCTAGTATAATAAAAACATGGCATTAACAGAGTCTTTTCGAAACGAAGAATATGTAGCCACCTTGAATCTTGGTGAAGATGCGGATCAAGCGCTTGGCGAATATGAAGTATACGCTTCTCTCATTCATGATTGGGGGGACGTTGTTGTGGACACACAGAGAGCCACCAGAGTTTCAGAAGGCATTTATACATACACGTTTTCAGCTACAGATTGTGCATCGTCAGGAACACACAGGATCAAATGGGCATACACGTTGGCATCTGTAGATTACGTTAAGAATGATTATGTTAAGATCGTGCAACAGTATATTGATATTGATACCTTCTTTGATAATCATCCAGAGTATGAAGATGAGTTTTATGACGCGTTCCCTGCTTTGGAGAAGAAAGCGAGGGGGATCATTGATACATACTGCGGGCACGACTTTCAATTCTTCTCAGCAAAGACTCTCACACTGGATGGAAATGGAAAGACCACACTGACACTTCCCGTTCGAATTGATGAGCTAACGTCTTGCACAATTGACACTGACGATGTAACAGATAACATAGAGAACGTTCCTGATACCGACTGGTACCTGCGCTACTCTGTTTCTGGTGACATTCAGTCAGGATTCTACAGAACAAAGTTTACAGAGGATTCTGTTATTGTCGTGGTGGGCGATTGGGGATGGCCATATGTTCCAACGAATGTATCACTAGCCTGCGAAACCCTTATTGAAGATTTGATTTCTGATGACAGAGAGAACTACAAGTACGGTATTACGAGGGTGTGGATGGACACACAGAGATTTGATTTCGATCCAAGTATTTTCTATTCAACTGGAAACATGGAGGTTGATGTTCTGCTGATGGACTATGTTTTGTTCAATCCAGAATATATCTAATGGCTAAAAGAAGCATGTTGAGGTATCCTCATAAGGTTGACCTCTACGAGAAGACAACGACAACACAAGCGTCGGGGCAGAAGTTGGCATCTTGGACACTCTCTCAGGAGAGAACTCCATGCCAGTACGCTCCTGATCGTACCTATATTCGTGTGAATCCTACAGCAGAAGAAACTGAAAAGGTTATCTTCTTCCTACCCGCTTCCGCCACAATTGACTATGGGTACAGACTGCAAAACGTTGTAGATAGAAAGAACAATGTTATTTTCCCTGGGCCATTTGAGATAGTCACAATTCTTTCATTTCCCGGCTATGGTGGAAAGCTTCATCACTATCTTGTGAAGGCCGAGTTGGTGATCGAATGATTAGCGGAAAAGTAACAGGACGTAGGCAGCTATCAAGAATGCAGGATGAGTTGATGCTAATTGATGCCTCTTATGAGTTGTGGATCGAGGCAGTATCACTTGCTGCCAGACAATATGTGGTTCATAGGCTCAACACAGATTTCCCACAGTACGCTCCACATTTCGAAGTTATCATTATGCCAAATCCAGAAAGTGTCATGATTCAAATCAAGCCGGTAGATGAAGTTGGTACTTACCTATACGAAGGTACTGAGCCACATATGATCACAGGCGACAGTATGCCCATCACGGGAGATGTGTTTGCTCAGTCTGTGAATCACCCAGGAACAAAATCAATTAAGGAAGAGCTTGATGGCATCGTTGCTGAAGCCGTTGCAATCTCTGAAATGTCGGTGTTCATATGAGTGAATTAGTTTATGGCGTAAACACAGCACTAAAAAACATGATCGATTGGGACACATTGAATGATGGTACTGTTCCTGATTTTCTACCAATTACAGGTTATGAAAACACTACGGCACCATTTGTTCTGTACTCTATCGTTCCTAGAGTTGTGTCAAATGAGAAGTATTTCCAAGCTAAGGACGGGTTCAGATACTATGTCTATGATACAAACATAGATAGAATGTGGGCCATTTCGAGAGCTATTCGTGATGCTCTCAATGTAACGTCTGATGAGGGACTTGAGATTCTTAAGGCAGCCCTGCCGGGTGACTGTGAATTCAGAATTCTATGGTCTGTGCTCAGACATTCAATCTCGTTTGGACCTGCCGAGAGGGAGGGGTTCGCCAACACGGCGAACGAATTTGAAATCGCATACGTTAGGGATGATGCATAATATGTCGTTTAAGTGGTTTTTAAGAAATTCAATGGTAAGGTGGTACTAACGTGCAAGCGATAACATATGTTGGACCTGGACACGGTAAGATCGTGAGAATGAAGGGAAGAATTTATGATTTTGAATGGCGAAAATCAGTCGGCATTGGAAATCGCAAAGACGAAGTAGAGCTTGCTCATGCCAAGAGGTTAGCTTCTTGGAAAGACAAGCGTGGTAAGAAAATCTTTATCTTAGAATAAGGGGGTGTAAGATGGCTATCACATTTTTGAACATTGTAGTTGGAGAAGGAAACTTGTCAGTAGACGGGTCAGACGTAGGTGCTACTCAGGACGGTGCGGAAATCGCATGGGAGCCTGATATGGTAGATATTGAGATTGATCAGTTTGGTGACGCTGCTAGAATTGTGCAGTCGAAGCAGAAGGTGTCAATGAAGACTAAGCTTGCTGAGGCAACGCTTGAGAACCTTGCGCTTGTATGGGGTTATGACGATGCAGACATTGTTACCGTACCAAGCACAAGCAAGACCCTTCCGATTTCGCTTCACAGCGTTTATCCGGAAGAGCACACACTAGTGCTTGTAGGTAATGCTCCTGGCTCAACAGCTACAACTACGTACACACGTACATACACAAATGGACGTGCAGTACAGTATTCATCAAGCTCTCACATGCTAAAGCGTGCTGAGAACGTTGCTTTCCCGGTTGACTTCAGAATTCTGCCAGACCCCACACAGTCTGGACAGGAGTATGGAACAATCGTTGACGAAATCGCTTAATAGCGTATTCAATGTAGTAAAGCTGATGTGGGGGAGGATAGGGTCCTCCCCCACATCTATGACAATATGTAGCATCATGCTACGAAAGGTGAGAATGATTATGGCAGGAAACAAGAAGAACGAGGCAAGACGAGGCGTACCGATTGTATTCGGTGATGGGGTTGAGAGAGTTATCTATCCGGTATCTCTCCGTGGGCTGAGAAAGCTTATGGCCATCATGAAGGCAATGGATGAGGCCAGCAAGTCTGAGGATGAGGATGGCGTAGTTTCAATCGCTGATCAGATGAACGAAGAGAACATCGATCTGATGGTTGACGCAGCACAGCTTATTCTAAGCTTCGTTGATCCAGATGTTGCAGAGAACCGTGATGATGTTGAGGATTTGGTAGATATCCGTAACTTCAACCAGATGGTTTCAGCAGCTATGGGTACTGACCCAAACGAGTAAGCGAAGGCAGCGATGGCGGTATTGCATTTGATGATATTCCGCTGGTTGAGTATGAACGCGAAGTCTTCGCTGAATGTGGGGCATGGAAGAATTTTCATGACCTTGAGGAATCACTGTCTCTTGATGAGCTTATGGAGCTATTCGAAGCATCTATAGAGAGACAAAATAGACTCATTAAGACTGTTGCATCTGCTATGGGTGCTACATTTGAAGATGAGGAAGAGGAAGAGAAGCCTAAGTCTGGTTTTGACGGATCAGGAAATAGGCACTTCACACTAGAAGGCGGGCAGAGTGGATCGCCTTTTAACATTGGAGTTGGTACAATAAACAACAGTAGTGAGTGAGGATAATGGCAATAGACAGTAGTAATCCAACAATTACAGTCACTGGTTCAGCCCCAGGAGTTCAGGCAGCCGTTAAGGCTATTGCCGAACTTCAGGCTGCCCTGGCAAAAACTGTCGCCTCACTCTCTACTGTTGGTACCATTTCAAAAGAAGCTACAGCAAGCCTTGAAGGTGTTGGTGTAGCTTCTGCTGCTGTAACAAAGAATGTTACGGCGCTAAATACCGCCATCGCTAATGAGGCTGTTTCAACAGAGGCTTCGATCAAGGCGCGTGTGTAGCTTTTCCCGTCGATGACGAGAGTGACTTTGGGCGGATCGAAGTCCAGC